TGAAAGTAACTCTCCAATAATAACTTTAGTGATTCAACCCAACCCTCACGAGTGTCTGGTATTTCAAATATCTGTTTGTCCCTCTTATCATCAACACCTTTGATTACTATCTCACCAGCACCTTTGGTGTCAAATCCAACACCAACACCCAACATACTGGCGTCCATTAGGAAACAGAATGGTTTCGAATAATCTTCCTTAATTGTACTTGTAGATACGAAAGCACAATTGTTCAAAGCCGCATACAATCCTTTTTCTTCAGTAACTGCTGTTCCCATAGCCCACAAACCACGACCTGGTGGTAAAAACTTCATCGTGAAAATTCTCTCATACATATCTTGAGCTGATTTTTGTGCTTGCCATGGATTCCAACCTAGTTCATGTGAGTCTATCCAATTCTTTTGCATTGTGTAAGTTCCCTCAACAACCCTACGGACAGTCTCCCACCATCTCTCATTCTTACCATCATCTTTGATACGAGAATAAGTTCTCATGTAGACCAACTCACCTAGACCGTTAAAACCAAATGGGGGCTTTTTTCTTTTAAATTTGTTTATAAACTTTTCAGATAACGTAAATTTTTCCATTCTGTATTCCTATAATCTTTCTTAGTAACATACATAAATATAATATATATCGAATCATATTTATGCTTTTATTCAAATCCCTCAACTTTTTTTTCCATATCTTTGTATTTGTTCGCTAACTCCTTTCGTAAAAACTCTTGACTGTTGTTCATCTTATCTTGTGTTTCTTTACCGAACTGACTACTACCCTCGTGTATTTTTACGACACCAATATTTGTATTGATTGTAGATGGATAGGTCACACCATCGATACCAAATCTATTTTTTATCACATGAAATCTACCTGTGTTGGCTATCTTGTCCTCTACCTTTCGACTCATACTCATCACGAAATCAGCTGTCATCACTTTACTATAGTCCTCGGCAACCTTATCAGCACCTATGACATCTTCTTCCAATGCACTTCTGTTGGCCTGAGATGCCGTCCATATCGGTATCTCTAACTCACCGGCGAGTCCACGTAAATCTTCGTAGATATTTCCTATCGCATGTCTTTTTTCTTTGAAGAAACCTGTTGGCATCAAAATATCGGCGTAATCAACAATGACCATATCTACCTTGACACCACTAATTTCGATTTGTTTCAGATGTGAACCAAGGGTCTGTACTGATGCGGCCTTAGTTGGAAAGTATTTAATCAGTAACTTACCAGGTAGTTTTGATATTTGTTTCTCTACTTCTTCTCTATGATACTTTATGTTTGCAGTAGTCACGCCACTAAATATCGAATCATATCGAAGACCAACGTAATTTTCGTTTAACTCCAATGAGTAATGCACAACGGTCTTACCTTTTCTGATTACCTCTGAACCTAAGGCTTGTAGAGTCCAAGACTTACCGATACCAGCTGGAGCTACAACAACACCTAACTCACCAGGTCCCAAACCACCATCTGTTATGTCATTGATTACATCCCATGGTGTTGGTACGGTTATCCTAGATGATTCCTCTAATCTAGTTTCCAAGGATGGCACATAATCATGACCCAAGTCTCGTGTCGTTCCAGCTTTCATCGCGTCATCTATTATTGATTTGATACCATCATAATTTTTATTTTCTAATAAATCTACTGACTCAAGTATAGCATTTTTTAAAGCCTGATTCTTACAGAAATCCAAGGTTTCTTTTTCAACAAACTCCAAATCAGTTGATTCGATATTCTTCCATACATCTCTGAGTTTTTCTATCACTCCGCTTTTCAAGACATCGTTTTCAATCTCATCTATTTTATACTTAATTACTTCCAATGTTGGTTGTTTTTTATACTCGAAATAATATTCTCTGATAGCTTTGACCAACCATTTATTGGAGTCCGAGTCAAACATTTTTGGTTCAAGTATATCGGTGATTGTTTGTGTAAATTTTATATTACTGATAAGTGAAGCTATAATCTTAGATTGAAAAGATGTACCGAATTGTGTTAATGTTTCGCTCATTTACTCTCCTTTCTAAAAACAAATATTGGTTCGTATTTATAACCCTTACCGTTGATACTCGATAAAGTTAATTTTAATGTTTTTTCTTGAACAAAACCTAATTGTTGAGAAATACGTATAGTCTCATTTTCGATAAACTTATGTTTAGGTGTGTTGGATATATTAATCAGCATGTATTTATTTTCTTTCAACCCATCGTAACAATTCTGTAAAGTTTGTTTTAAAAAACCATCCGTCCAACTATCTTGTGTTGGAAACTTCTTATAACTCTGTGTGTCTTCTTCTGAGTATTTCTCAGTATCGAAATAAGGCGGTGAGGTAAAACATAAGTCGATTGACCCTTTGAGAGGTTTATAATCCTCACTTCCGAGTTTATAAATATTAACTTGTTTTCCTAAATACGAAAAATCTTTCTTGATTTTCAACAAGCCATCGTAGGTTTTACTAGAGGGTTCTGTTCCAATGTATTGTTTTGTATTACTAGCTGATAAAAAACCCAACAACCGTCCACCCCAACCACAACTCATATCCCAAACAATATCTCCACCGAATTTTTCATAAATAAGTTTAGCAGCTGTAGGTCGAAAGTTACTGACGGATTGTGTCCCACTATATATTTTCAAGGATTGTCGTAATCTATTTTCATGTAATTTTATTTTATCACCTTTGGAGTGTTTTAGACACCACTTCCAACATTTTTTGATTGTCAGCTTGAATTTGTCATCATCATTGTATATTTCCATGGGTGACAATTTTGCATTACCACACCTGACTTCCCAAAAATGTGGAAAGTAACTCCAACATAATCTCAAACCATGCATGGTCTGAATAATTTGATTGTTTTCAAAAATACCATTCACGTTGAATTTTTTGATTTGTTGGAGTTGTTGGTGTTTTTCTTCCTCACGGACTTCGTAATGAAAAAAACCAAACTTTCTATAGTAATTAAAAATAACATCAACACCGTAGTCAATGTCAATATTATTCAAATCATCTGTGACTCGTTGAAATTCTAATTCTAAAGAATCAACATCAGTAAATTTATCTAGAACTTCATAATCTACGCTCATTTATGTGTCTTCTCTGCGTAGGAATTTAGTTGATTGAAGTTGTTCATCAACCAACTTGTCACGTTAGGAAGAGCCGTAAATAATTTATCCTCAAGAAACATTTTTTCAAATTTATATTTGACTAAACGATTTATTGGTGAATTTACATTATCGATTATTTTGGTTTTTGTTGAACCAGATATATCGACATCTGATAGTTGCATCAATTTGTAATTTATCTCAATAGTTTCTTTATGTTCTGGTAATTCTTCTATAACCTCATCCATACCGACTATACGATTTTCACTAAGAAAAGGTAATTTTTTACGAATAGTTTTTAACCCCAATCCTCTGACACCACTTATGTTATCTGATTTATCACCATCTAAAACTCTGTACCAAATATAGTTATGAGATGATATACCAAACTCGTCCATAACTTTTTCTTCGTCGTACATTTTCTTTTTCGTCGGACTCCATATTTTTATTCTACCATTAGCCAATTGTAAGAAATCCTTATCGGTTGACATGATTGTAATTTTAGAATCCGTTAATACCTGTCTACAGATATATCCAATCGTATCATCAGCTTCAATGTTGTCATATGATAACACGGTGACCGGTAATGTATCTAGATACTCCACAACACGTTGTATTTGCATAATCATGTTGTGTTTTTCATCCTCTTGGGTAGCGAAACTATTGGAACGATTTACTCGATACTTTGTTCTTCTGTTCTGTTTATATTCAGGATATATCTTGCGACGGCGATTAGAACCACCCTTGCCATCGAATACAATAATGACACGAGTGGGTCTAATCATGTTTATGGTGTAACCGATACTTCTCAAGAAACCAACTATTCCACCAATATGAATACCATCATCATTGGTAGTCGGTATAACGCTGAACACTCGGATAAATGTATTCAGGCCATCTATGATTAGTACTTTATCGTTGGGGTCACCACCGTCAAGTGAACCACCTTTTTTCTTTATCTCATCGAGTATAGATAGATAACGTCCGTTACTCACTTACTTCCTCTTCGATTATCACATCATCGATACCGAAGTTCTTTTCATACTTCAGAACTACTTTATCACAAATCATCTGATAACAATGAGACTTGAAATCCTCATCTTTGAGATATTCTGGCCAGTCTTTTGATTGAAACTTAATCTCCTTACCATTGTGGTCATCCATGGTATACCATGCTCCACCTTGTTTAACGAGTCTATGTTCTTTCATGACCTTCAACCAACTACCTTCGTTATCAATACCACTCTCGAAATAAAGTTCGAAGTCGGCGTGCCTCATGGGTGGGCCAAGTCTATTCTTGATGACTTGAGCTCTCATCTTCATTCCGATGGTATTATTTTTCTTATCTTTGATTTGACCAACGTTCTTTAATCTGATACGGGTTGATGCGTGAAACGGTAATGCTTTTCCACCACTTGTAGTCCAAGGGTCTCCGAACATCACACCAAGTTTCTGTCTGAGTTGATTTGTAAACACTAGACCAATTCTCTGTCTACCAATCATCTGAGTAATCTTTCTCATTGCCTTTGAAAGAATAATAGCTTTAGAAGTAGCCCAACCATCCTTGTCGAACTCAGCTTCTAACTCTACCTTTGTTGTAGCGGCAGCTAATGAATCGACTAAGATAGTTACTAACCTATCCTTATCTGATTCTCTAACCTTTGCCACGATTTCTTCTATGGCTGAGAAAATATCCTCAACGGTTTCTAGATGTAAGTATAACATCTGATTTATATCAACACCAATCGCCTCAAGGAACTCAGTACTAACGGCTGTCTCTGTATCTATATAAACAGCGACACCACCTTTTTTCTGTGTCTCCGCCAGTATGTGTGCTCCTATCAATGATTTGCCACTTGATTCAAGACCATTTAGTTCCGTAATCCT